CTACGCCGATTCCTGCTGAAACAACTCAAGGACACTACCGGAGTCGATCGGCAGGCGCGAAGGCTCGATGTAGTGGCGGCGGGTCATCGTGTCCGACTTATGCCCGAGCTGCTGCGCGGCCTGCGCGGAACCGGACTGCCCATCAATCAGGGTTGCCACGGTCTTACGTAGCGTCTTGGGTGTCATCCATTCGAACTCGGTCCCGGCGAAGGCTTTCTGGAACGCGGTGGCGATGTTCCTCGGCGACCGGTACCCGCCGCCACGTTCGGACGGGAACACCATGACCGCGTCCGGGTTCTCCGCTCGCCGCCTCCGCAGCATCTCCACCACGAACCCAGGCAAGCGCAAGTCACGCACGTCCCGTTCCTTCGTGGGGGTCCGAAGCAGGCCTTCACCAGGGACCATGACTATCTGCTTGTGGATCTTCACCCACGGCGCCGGGTCGTCAAGGTGCACGTCCTCCCACGCAAGGCCGGGCGGCTCGGCGGCACGGCACCCGGTACCGACGAGGAAGTCAATGATGTCGAGGGTGGTGCGTGACCTGTTCTGCCCTCCCAGACGCCGCACGTCGCCGTTGGCGCGCTCCAAACGCTGCTCGAGGGTGAACGGTGCGAACACTTCCGAGGCGAGCTCACGCATCCGCACAAGCTCATCCAGGCTGAGCGCGCGGATGGGTTTCTGCTCAAGCTTCGGCGGCTTGGTGAACGCTACCGGGTTGGACGGGACCGCGTCCCACCGCGCGGCGGCGGCGAACATGCCCGACAGGATGGACCGGACCATGAGCGCGGTACCCGGACCGTTCGACAACGTCACACCCGTGACGAACTTTGAGATGCGTTGCGGGGTTGCTTCACGGAGGCGGAGTTTCCCGAGCTTGGGCTTGATGTGGTTATCCATGGAGCGCCGGTTATTGAGGATCGTGTTGGGCGCAAGGTTCTCGGTTTGCTTCTCGGCGAAGTATTTGTCGGCGAGCTCGGCGATGGTGGACTCTGACGTGATGTCATCGTCGCCGGCGCGGTGGGCGCGTTCTTTGAACTTTTCCCGGAGTGCTGCGGCGGCTGCGCTTTTGGATGATCCGACTGCTTTCACGCGGCGCGTCTCGCCGTCCGTGTCGCGGTATCGGGCCATGGCGACGTGTTTGGTTCCGTCGCGGCTGTATCCGATGGTGCCGTATTCGCCGATGCCTAGTTGTGGTCGTGGCATTCAAACCCCCTCTTATACACCCATTATCTCATGCATGTCAAGCGACAACGGCGAGGTCCGAACGGGAGGGATCGCGATAGTCGATGCCAATACACACCCGCCCGCACACGTTCAGGATGGTTTGCTCCGCCTGCGTCAGAGCCAACCAGCGGGCGTAGATGAGCCCGTTATCCACGTTCAGAAACCGGGCCATCTCATCCACCGACCCGCACTGCACGAACGCGTCCAACAGGTCACGGAAGCTGATGAAGTACATGGCCGTCATCGCCTCGACAACAATCTCCCTGGACACCCGCTTTGGCATGATGTCCTCGCCATGCTTGAGTGCCCGGTGGAACTGTTCATGCACGATCGTCACGTGCCTTTTGCGCCGCGGTTTCCGCGGATCAACCCTGATCAAACCATCTTCGTGGTCGTAGTACCCCAGCGCCCCATCACTGAGTTCTTCGTACACAACACCGCGCACTCGACACGCCCCTAAAGCCTCACAGCCACCCCCCAGCAGGGCCGCTAGGAAGAATGGAACGATTAATATGCCGGATTTACAAACCCTTCCGGCGTGTCGAGTTTCGTTACTCGTCCGAGTCGTCTAGTGAGCTATCACTTGGTATTTCTGTCCGTGCCGCTTGGTACTGTGGCGCCTTGCGTCGCGTGCCCAGAGGGGTGACGGTCGCGTGCGTCTCCTGACCGTTCGACTTGCCCTCATGAAGGGTCGCGTCGATCTTGATGACGTTCGCTTCGGCGACCTCAGCCTTGTCACGGTAGAACAACATCCGACGCGTCATCTCCGATAGCAGCTCTTCGTCAGAGAGTTCCGAAGCGCGTTTCGCGGCCTTGTCCTCGTCCCCCTGGAACACGTCCTGTTCGGTCACGAACTCGTCCCGGAGGATCCTTTGCACGGCCCCCGGCTTCCAGCCAAGGGCTTCCTCAAGGATGGGGTGCGCGGCTTTCTGTGGGGCGTTCTTGCCGCCTGCCCAGTTGTAGAACGACCGGCGCGAGCTTTGCGGGAGGTAGTTCTGCGCGAACTCTTCCGCGCCGACCCCTTTCCGGGATAGGCCCATGCTGATCCACAAGGCGAGGCCTTGCAGGTTCTTGTCTTCGCTCATGCGCTAACTGTCCTTTGTTTGCTACCTGCCCGCCAAGGGTTGCAGGTACTTGTCTTTTGAGTGCTCGTGTACGTGAGTACCGGGTGGCCCCGCTCATTGGGCTACTTGGTATCGCTCTCTCATGGTGTCGCAGCTTTTGATGCAACGCCAAAACTTTTTTTGCGTTGGGGTTGCACGGTTTTGGTGCAACAAGACCTGTCTGCGTGCAAGAAGAAACCCCGTCTGACCTGCGGAAACACTTGTTCTGCATTTTGTTGCAGCCCAACTGTTGACTTTGTTGCATCTTCTTGCATACTCTTGTTTCACGCCCTCCAAATGAGCAGGAGAGGCCAAATGAGCAAACCAGTTAGGAGCACCCCTTGAGCAAGAAGCACGTCCCTGTTGCAAAGGTCACCGACATCGACAACGTCCGCATCGGCCTCATCGTCGCCGGTGCCCGTAGCCGCCGTTACATGACGGTGGACGACCTTTCCACTTACATCGGCTGCGACCACTCGACCCTGACTGGGTATGAGACGGGACGCCGTCCGATTCCTGCGAACCGGATCCCGCGCCTTGCTGAGGCTTTGGGTTTGGAGCCTCGCATCCTCGACCGCAGCGCAGCATAAGGAACCCACCATGAGCAAGCACTCCTTCTCCGTCCTCACGTCAGATCTTCGGCGCGATCCTTCGATCCTTGACCGGATCATGTTGGAGACCGGCGCACGCACTGGCTACCAAGGCGATGTCACCATCACTGAGCACGGCACGGTCACCACTGTCACGGCGGTAGCGGCATGAGCCCCACCGAGTACGAAAACGCCGAACTCTGGATCACCGAATGCCTCGACTGCAAATGGCAAGGCTACGACCGCGACCAATGGCGGGCATCCGACAAGGCAGACGCCCACTTCAACGAAACCGGGCACCGCTTCTCCGCACTTGTCAGCGAGGACCGATGAGAAGCGAACCGCGCGACTGGTTCTACTACGCAGACCGGGAAGCCGCCGAAGAACAACAACAAACCCGCATGGAAGACGACGCTGACTCGGTACGAAAGGGAGAACGATGAGCAAGCACTACACCTACGAATGGCCAACGCCTCGGCTCCGCGACCAGGAAGTAACGGCCAAGCCCAGAATCGTCGTACGTAGTGCCAGTTTCGATGTGGAGTACCTGGGAAAGGTGCATGGAGGGAAATGCACCATGCCATGCCTGTCACTAGACGATGCTATGGAATACGCGTTCATGGTCGCCCGCCGTTCCCCGGATGAGGTCCGGGCAATCAACATCCGCCGCGACCAAGCAAGGCATATCCGCAGGGCCGCAAAGCTCGGATTGTCGGTGGCGGCATGAGCCGGCAACCCATCCGTTGGAACCGTGACGCACTCGAAGCCCTCCAAGAAACCGCACTTGGCATCCTCATCCTCGTCGGCCTCCCCCTTTCCACCATCGTCATCGCCGCAGCACTAGGCGGTGCGCAATGACCGTCCAGGCAGGCATCGAAACCGTGACAGACCTTGAAGTGCTGGTCGGGGAGATGCCAGTTGTTCCTTGTGAGCACTCGCAGCATGGCATGCCCGGCAAACCTCACAGCGACGAGCCAGCCAGCCACTACATGCAGTGCATTTGCGACTGCGCAAGCGGATACGTGTACGCCGCTTGCCCCAAGTTCGTGGAGTACATCGCGTCGGACATCAAGGTCCGCTGCTCTCGTTGCGGAACCACGGGGCTGACCACCGAACTCGTTCTCGTTCTCGCCCCGATTAATTCGTCCACCCGTTAGGAGCCCTGTCATGACCCTTCAGGTTGTCGCTCTCAAGGACGCTCTGGCGTTCTCCCCGATCGTCACTCCCCTGGCTGATGATGCTACGGATCACGCGACGATCATCGTCCATTACCGGGCTCCTGATCTGTTGGACATGCTCGGCCTTACCGGCACCGTCATAAGGCGGACAGCATGAGCGAGAAGAAGACGCTCGAAACGCTCGGCACGTTGCTCGGAGTGGCCTACCTCGTGGGCATGCCTGTCGCATTCATCGTTATCGAGATAGTCGCCGCAACAGTTCTCACAGGGTTCCTGTCTTGGGCGCTATGGGGCATAGCCCTTTGGAACCTATACGTGCTGTCCATCCGCACATGGGGACTTGCCCGCCTCACATCGAAGGCGATCAACCAATGACCCGTCTACCGGATCCGCTTGACCCTGACGAAGCTTGGGCCACCCCGGACGCCTTCGCTCAGTGCGCAAACCCTGGCTGCGGCTGCCAACCCGCCACCGACCCGCTCCCCCGCGAAGACATCGAGTAACCATGTCCACCCAAGAGCAGCACGAGGCGGAACAACTCGCCCAAGCCATCCAAGCAACCATCCAATCCCTCAACCTCGAAAGGCACTCCCAATGAGCACCCTGACCGGCATCCCCATCAAGCCCCTCAAGCCAGGAACCCCCGAATGGCTCAAAAGCATCTCCGCATCCAAAGTCCCCGCCATCCTCCGTGTCAGCCCCTTCCAATCCCGATTCACCCTCTGGCAGACCATGACCGGGAACATCCCGCAGTGGGAAGGGAACAAGACCACCGAGCGCGGCACATTCCTCGAAGCCGCTGTCATTGGCTGGTTCAAGGAACAGCACAAGGGCGAACTCGACGTAGACAAGGGCAGGTCATACGCCCACTCCGACCACCCGGAATGGACCGCCGCCCCGGACGCCATCGCCGCTGACCTCAGCACCGATGACCTTGCATGGAACATCGGCGTCGAGGCGAAGACCGCCCAATACTCAGACGGGTGGGGCCAAGCAGGAACCGCCGAAATCCCGCCCTACTACCTCGCCCAAGCCGTATGGCAGATGATCGTCACCGGCTTCCGCAAAGTATACGTACCCGTCCTGTTCGGGCAGCCGTTCGAGTTTCGCGAATACGTCATCACATGGGAAGACGTGGAAGCCGACGTGCCGGCGATCATCGCTGAGGTCATCGCCTTCCAAGTCAGCTTGGCGGACAACAACCCGCCCATGACTGACGGTGACCTGTCCACTTACGAAACCGTCCGGGCATTGCACCCTGACATTGATGGTAGCGAAGTCGCCCTCCCCGACGACATTGCGCGTCGATACCTCATCAATAAGCAAGCAGCAGCGGACGCCGCAAAGCTAGAGCAGCATGCCAAGACTGACATCGCGAACTACATGGGCAACGCCAAAAAGGCAACGTACGACGGCGCGACGATCTTCACCCGCCAATCCAAAGGCGGCACCCCCTACCTCGTCGCCGGCAGGTCACTCCCAACCATCAACAAAGAACAGGACAAAGCAGCATGAGCACCGTTGCAGTACGACAGCAGGGCACCGTCCTCACCATCCAGGAAGGACAGACCGAGTTCTCCCCCGGTCAGGTCGCCACCCTCCGACAGCTCGGCGTAGAGAACGCCACCCGCGAAGATCTCGCCATCTTCTTCCACCAGTCTGTGCGCACCGGACTTGACCCGTTCGCCCGCCAGATCTACATGATCGGGCGTTGGACCAAACAGGGCGTCAAGCAGACCATCCAGACCGGCATCGACGGTTACCGCCTCATCGCCCGGCGCGCCGCCGACCGCCGTAACGAACAGTTCGGTTACGAAGACACCCTCTGGTGTGGCGAAGACGGGAACTGGCGGGACGTGTGGCTGTCCAAGAGTGCGCCCTCCGCCGCCAAGGTGACCGTGCTGCGCAAGGGCGAACGGTTCTCCGCCGTGGCCCTTTTCAGCGAGTACGCCGGCACAAACAAGGATGGCAGTTACACCCAGATGTGGTCTTCCAAGGGCGCGATCATGATCGCCAAGTGCGCCGAAGCCCTGGCCCTGCGTAAGGCGTTCCCGCAAGACCTGTCCGGCATCTACACTGCCGAGGAAATGGCGCAGGCTGACACCCAACCCGCTGAGCCCGCACACCAGCCGGCCCCCTCAGAGCAGCCCAAGCAGGAAGCCGCACCCGCCAAGGGTCGCCGGAAGCCTCCGACCCTGGCCGAAGCCATGGCGAAGAACGCCGAACCGGCACCCACCGCGGACCCCATCGAAGACCTCGGCGAAAAGCGCGACTTCCTCGCCGAAGCCGAACTCGCCAACGGAGACGAAACACTACTCCGCCCGCTCTGGGAAGCCGCGAAAGCAGCCGGCGAACCACAAGAGCACCTTGACACCATCCGCGCGATGGCCGTCCCTCCTGCCGCTGATGCTGCGTAACCGTTGCGCCTGCGGAAAAGTCCAATCCTCGACCCTTGAGGAATCCCGCCTCGTTCACGCCCGAGTCTGGGCAGCCAGGGGCGGGGAACCCGTCCGGTACTACCAATGCCCGCACGGATCGTGGCACTGGACGCGATCACCACTCCGAACCAAGAAAGCCATATGAAAACCATCACCCTGTACTCCCGCCCCGACTGCCAGCCCTGCAAACGCATCAAAGCATGGTGGGACCGGAAAGGCGTCACCTTCCAGGAAGTCAACGTCGAGGAAAGCCCAGATGATCGGGCAGCACTCAAAGCACTCGGCTACGAAGGCGTTCCCGTCACCGTAGTGAGCAACGGCGACCCAGAAACCGACATCCATTGGCAAGGCCTGGTCCTTGAGCACATGGAGAAATACACCCTCGAAACGAAAGCAGCCTAACCATCATGGCCGAAGAAACCACCCTGACCGTCATTGGCAACCTGACCAGCGACCCCGAGCTCCGCTTCACCCCTTCGGGTAGCGCGGTCGCTAACTTCACCGTCGCCTCCACGCCCCGCACGTTCGACCGGCAAGCCAACGAATGGAAGGACGGCGAAACCCTGTTCCTCCGCGCCAGCGTCTGGCGGGAAGCAGCCGAGAACGTAGCCGAATCCCTTACCAAGGGCATGCGCGTCATCGTCTCAGGCCGCTTGAAGTCGAGGTCTTACGAGACGAAGGAAGGCGAGAAGCGGACCGTAATCGAGTTGGAGGTTGACGAAATCGGCCCCTCGCTGCGTTACGCGAACGCCAAGGTCAACCGCACCCAACGTTCCGGAAATTCCGGAGGGTTCGGAGGTGGGCAGTCCGCCCCGGCAGCCCCCGCCCCGCAGGACGACCCGTGGGCCACTCCCGCAGCCAACACAGGCGACTGGGGCAACCAGTCCGGGCCAGCCTTCTAACCACCACCGCGGGCGCCGGCCACACGTCGGCGCCCGCACCACCCCCAGGAGCCCCGCCATGAAACTAACCCCCACCCAAATAGCCAAAGCACGCTACGACGAAGCACACCAAATCCTCGAAGCCTGGACCCACCGACTCGCACAAGCCCAAGCCCACCACTACAACACCACCCAAACAAACGGAGACACCCTCACCAGCAAACGCAAACTCAACGCCACCGAACTCGAACACACTGACGCCCAAGCACACGCACGCATCACACAACAAGCCTGGATCAACGCCGCCAACCACGAACTCTGGCCAACAAGGAAAACAGCATGACCACGCACGAACACGGCACAGACCTCTGCTACACCACAAACCACTGCCGCCGCGACGAATGCCGACAAGCCCACAACAAAGCAGCCCGCGACCGGCGCCGGCAACAAGCCTACGGACGCTACAACCGCAACAAACGACCAGCCACCAAAACCCTCAACCACATCAACACCCTCCGCGCCCAAGGCATCACCCTCAAACAAATCCACCGAAACACCGGCGTAGCAATGATCACCCTCGGAGAAATCACACTCGGCAAACGCAACACCATCCAAGCCACCACCGAAAACCGCATCCTCAACTACACCCCCGGACCCGAACACGCCAGCCCACACGCCAGCATCGACTCAACCGGCACAGCACGCCGCCTCCAAGCCCTCCAATACAACGGCTGGTCACAAAACCAACTCGCGCAACGCCTCGGAGTCCAAGTCGCCCACGTCTGGAAACTCAGCCACCAAAAAACCGGGGCAACCATCCTCATCGCAAAACGCGTCAACACCCTCTACGACGAGCTCTGGGACAAACACCACGCACCCGGCATGTCCGCGACCATCGCCCGCAACACAGCCCGCCGCAACGGATGGCTACCACCCCTCGCCTGGGACGAAGACCAAATCGACAACCCCAACCACCACGGCTACGCAAAGGACATCGCAGCATGAAAGGTTCAGGCACTCCGCGGAAGAAGAAACCTACGCTTGCCCAAAAAATTGCCAAGCGTCTTGTCGAAATGGGTGAAGTAGATCCCAAAATCTTTGATGTTGAAAGCGCCCAAATCGAACGCTTCTATCCAGGTCACTGGCAACGCTCTGCCGGGTGCTGGTCATGGTGCCTGAACCTAAAACGTCTTGACGGTCAGGAGCATGTCGGAAGGGTTTACGGGTCACAGTTCACCGCAACCGAATGCGCCGTGGCCAAGGATTGGCATTTCTTTGCGACGGGGCCAGACATTGGCATCACGCCATGGGCCGGAGAGAACTACATCGGGGGATTTGGAGCATGACCGCGGCGTCTGACCGTGAGCGCCGGCAGCAGCGCAAACAAGCGGATAGTGCACGGAAGCAAACCATGCGCCAACAACGCGAACAACAAGCCCGAGGAAGGAAGCGGAGTGGCTGACGACCGGTACTTCATCAAGGTTCATGACGGGTTCCCCGAACACCCCAAAACAATCGGGCTCTCAGACAAAGCCTTCCGCGCAGTAGTCGAGTTCTGGTGCTACTCACACCGCCAGGAAACAGACGGGAAAATCCCCCTCGCTCTGTTCAACCGGCTCCCCCCCAAGGTTCGCAAGGAACTGCTGGTCGATTACGCGATCATGCGCGAAACCCACGTCGAAATGCACGACTACCTCGAACACCAGCAGTCCGCGCAAGAGATAGCGGAGCTCCGTCAGAAGCGGTCGGAGGCTGGCAGGTTGGGTGGCAAAACCAAAGCAAACCGTCTAGCAAGTGCTAAAGCAAATGCTAAGCAAACCGGTAGCAAACCTCTAGCAGACAAAGACATAGACAAAGACTTAGCTACTAACGTAGCTAAATCAAAAGACGCGCAAGCGCGTCCGCACCCGGATGAATTCCTGGATTGGTACCTGGAATATCCCCGCAAAACGGGTAGGGCCGCAGCCGAGAGAGCCTATGCGAAAGCCAGGGAGCTGGTCAGTGCTGAGACGCTGCTAGCCGGGGTCCGGGCTTACGCCTCGGATCCGAACCGGGTACCGGAGTTCACGAAGCACCCAGCCACGTGGCTGAACGGTGGTTGCTGGGACGACGAACCACTCCCCCCGCGCCGCGGTAACGGACCCGATCATGGGCAACGAGCCCTCGCTAAAGGCATGGAACTACTCCAAGGCTGGGAAGCCCAACATCAGCACGAACCGATCCTCGAACTGGAGGCCTGATGGAAACCCCCGAAGTGATCAAAATGCTCACCTGGATCAACAGCTTCGACGGCAGGGTGCAGCTCAACGAGCCCAACGTCACCGTCTGGGCTTACGCAATGCGGAACGCCGAAGCCGCGTTCGCGAAAACCGCTGTGCTCGAACACCGCAGGCTGTACGCAACCGCGCCGCAACCATCCGAAATCGCCACAAGGGCACGGCAGTTGAAAGCATCCGAGGTAGCCGCACAACGCGCACTCACCGCCGCACCAGCCAAACCAGCCGACACAATCCCCCTCCGCAAACGCGACCCACAACGCTGGCAACAACTCATCGAACACGGCAAACAACAACGTGAAACCACCATGAAAGAACGAGCATCATGAAAAACTTTTGGAAAACGCTTGCTGAGACGTTGGAATATGCGGGGGCGTCCGTCGTTTCGTGGCGCGCACGCGAGGCTCTGAGAGTCCAGCCTGGGGCTTGTGGGGGTGGTTTGTGTGGTTAGGTCGAGGTCGTCTGCGAAGGCAGCGGGTTCTCGGCATGAGCGTTCGGTTGCGGATTATTTGCGGGTTCATGTGTCGAGGTTTATTGATAGGCAGCCCAAATACGGCGCCAACGACCGCGGCGACATCGGCAATGTGGAGACGTTCAACGACGAGCCCGTTGCCGTCCAGTGCAAGGACTACGGCGGCAGGTTCCTGGTGGGCACATGGCTGACTGAGGTGGAGATTCAACGCCTGAACTTGCCGAACGCGATCGCTGGTGTGGTGGTGGCTAAGCGTCGTGGGACGACGGATCCTGGTCGGCAGGTTGTGTTTATGACGGTGGATGATTTGGTGGCTTTGCTTAGCGGGAAACGTCCGGGCAAAAGTTCGTGAAGTCTTGCACTTTCTTGCGAGTTTTGGTGTAAACTCGGACATATCAGGCGGGTTATGAGCGGCCCGCCCCGGAATGATCCGAGACAACCAAATGATCCGTAAAACCCTTTCCACACTCACCGCAGCCGGCGTCCTCGCCCTCGGGTTCGCGGCCCTCCCATCCACAGCCCAACCCGCGCAGGCAGCGTCGTATACGTCCTGTTACGTTGCGATGAACGGGCAGACGTGGTGTTACCGGTACGCGTGCACGGCGCGTGAGGAAATGGCCGGCTGCTACGAGGGCTGGGTACGCCGGAACGTGTGGGCAGCATGACCGAGACAATCAAAACCCTACTTGAACCCATCCAGAACCGACTCAACGCCGCAACACCAGGACCATGGCACTGGCGGAACACGAGCGACGTCTACCTGATGGGAGCTAGAACCCGCGTCGTGATGGGATTCGCTCGCATGGGCATGCAAGGCGCACAGCCACAGTTTGTGAACGAGGATGGATTGTTCATTGACGCGGGCAAGGAGAACCTGCACGCAATCCCAGATGCCGCATTCATCGCGAACGCTCCCACGGATCAGGCCCGCCTACTCGCCGCCGTACAAGCCGTGGCAGAGCTGCCGCACGAGGACTACTGCTGCACTAAAGGATGTCCCGGTTTTGGGTTGGCGACTTGCGGCAATGTCCACAAAAGCGGCGACGAATGCGACGGCTCAGAATGTTCCTGCTTCATGAGCGGACCACTGCGAGCTATCGAGTCCGCCCTATCCGAGGCGCGCTGATCCTCATGCCGACTCATCCGGAGCATCACCAACTCGCCCACTTGTTCGAGCTGATCGACGGCCTCGACGAAGGCACCCAATGGGCACTCACCCGCGAACTCAAACTCACCGCACACACCATCGCAAAAGATTTGGAGCAACAACTATGAGCGATCACGGAGCGGACTGGTCAGACTGGGGCTCGGATCATCCCGAAGAAGGTCCTTCCTGCAAATGCGGGTTCAACGGATCGCCAGACGAATGCAAAGCGTCTCGGGAGTTGGCATCATGACCGCCCCTGACCCACTCGCAACCCTCCCGCCCGTCCTGGCGTCGAAGCTCCGGAACCTCCCACCCCAACAACTCAACCAAATCCTCCAAACGAAAGAAGGCAAGTAAGTGAACGAGACAACGCCGAAGCAGGCGGATACGCGCATGATGGCGTGGGAGACAGAGGACGGCGATTTTGTCATCTGGGGAACGCATAGCCCGGCAGTAGCAAGTGTGAAAGTCAGGCAGTTCCTCCGCGAGAACCTGGCAGCGGATGACGTGGAAGAACTCATGCCATCGTGGGCTGACATCCGGAATGGGCGGCAGTATTGGGGAGCGCCGGAAGCGCCGGATGTTGAAGGCCCGTGGGACGAGTCAATCTATGCCCCTAACCACGACGGCTTCATTCCTTGGGCTGGATGGTCCCCGTACTTGGTGGTGACAGTGTGACTGATTTGCGGCCCTCGTGAAGCCTCGTTGCCCCACATGTGGTCATTACCATCAGGCCCGGTGCACAGCAACCATCTACCCCAACCAGTACGCGCAGAGATGCCACTGCCAACACGACAAGAAAGACAACCAATGAACCAGGAACGCGTCGAAGCCGCAGCGCAAGCCCTCGCTACCAAGGACCGCGCCAACCTCAGCTTCTGGCACCAGGAAGAAGCCACGGAAGCCCTCGCCGCTGCCGATGCTGTGATGTTCTCCAACGAAGCCATAGAACGAGCAGCCAAAGCGCTGAATGCTGAGCACGCGCCCGCATGGGAGATCCTGCCGGGCTGGGTGAAAGACGATTGGCGCAAACAGGTCCGCACCGTGGTTGCTGCTCTCAAAGGTGACGCGTGACGGTCACGGCGGAGCAGCTTGAAAAGGCGCTCACAACCCTGGATCAGGTCGTCGCCGCGGTGAACATCGGCAGGGGATCCCTCACCGCCACCTACGGGCACCGCACATCTACCGGGTCGCAGGAGCACGCGCCGCTACCCGTCGACGTGGACCTTATAGACAAGAAGGTCGCAGTGCACCGGTTTTTGATGGATCGGGCACTCAGGATCGCCCTCGAAACCGACCAGCCGTTGAAGGGTCGTGACGTGCACTCACTCACCAACTACCTCTACTCCCGTGCACCCTGGATCGTTGCCCAGTTGTGGGGGTTTGACTTCCACAAAGCAGTCCTCGACCACACAGCAGGTTTGGACAACGCCCGCACGAGGCGTGAACCCCGCGTGTTCGCCGGCAGATGCGCGGAATGCGACACCGACCTGTACGCGGTCAAAGGCCAACCCGAAGCCCGCTGCAGTACCTGTTCGGCCACGTATGAGGTGTTGGCGTGGCGGGAGTTCGCCAAGGGTTTGTTCGGGCAGCATGTTGGCACACCCACCGACCTCTCACGGAAGCTGTCCACGCCGGAGTATGGGATTGAGGTGACCGCTGACCGGATCCGCAAATGGGCTCGCCGGGACAAACTCGAACGCGCCAACCCCACCGAAACCGAGGCAGGCGACCCCATCCCACCCGCCTACAGGCTCAACGACGTACTCGACCTCTACCACAACGCACGACGCGCACCCTTGGAAGGCAGAACAGCATGAGCGAGAGCAACACGACGAACGCAGGCCCCGAAGTGGAGCCCGATGCAATCCATGACCTGATCGATTCAGCCGTGAAAGTTGGACTCGGCGGAAGGCTCTACGTCGAATGGGAGGACGAAGCCTGATGTGCGACCGCGAGGAATGCTGGATGTCTGATGATGAGTGCACGGCTGACTACTTTGACGGGAATCCGCCGCAGCAGGAGCCGTGCGAATACTGCTCGCGGTGGAACGAAAACACTCAGGAATGCGATGGGACATGCGAGGCAATCACCCAAGAAATGTGGATCGCGCGATTCGGTGATGCAGCATGACTGTCCCTGACGAAGCGGTAGGCCCTGAGCTTGTCTTCCATGACGGAACTGGCGCGGTCATCATGCTTGGGCATGGTCACGGCGCAACGCATATGACCCCGCGACAGGCTGCGTTCGCTAGAGCGTTACTTCACTTGGCGCTAGAGGAACTGGAATCGTGAATCTTCCTGACGAAGCGGTAGAAGCTGCGGCGAAGGCTGCGGCTAAAGATGAGGACGCGAGCAACTGGCACGATGAGTCAGAGCATTACCGCAACGGCTGGCGGAACCGGATGCAAGTGGGCATGACCGCTGCTGCCCCGTTCATCGCCGCGCAAGCATGGGACGAAGGAGCTGATTCGCAGTTTCAGCGGTCAGTCATGAAACGCCAAACGGACGGCAACCCCTACAGGAGCGAACAGTGAACAACGAGACGAATCGTCTGGCCCAGCTGATCGCTAACGCTGCCGATAAAGAACTTGGCACACGCGTCGCAACGGACGGCCAGCCACGCCGCCAAGACAAAGCCGCCGCATTGGCTATCGAAGCCGAATACCTGTTCATCCGGCGAAGCGAGCTGCCCGAGGTGCGGGAGTCAGCCCCAAACGCGCACACCTACTACGTCGGCAACGACAACATCGTGTTCACGTCCGAAGAAAACGCCCGCAAATGGGTCATGGCAGACATCGCGGTATGGCAGCACATCGCCGCGAAGGAAGACGCCGCCCGCGAAGCCAAGCAGGCACTCGACAAGCGCCGTGATGAACTGGCCCGCGAGATAGCCGGCGAAGCTGAGGGCGACCCACATTCCCAAGTGATCTACAAAGGCCTGGTGACGACGGCCCGCATCGCCATTGACCGCATCATCGAACTCGAAGGGAAAACCACATGAAGCTCTACCTCGCCGGCCCCATGACGGGCATCAAATACTTCAACGCCCCCGCCTTCGCCGACGCCACCTTCCGGCTCCGCCTCGTCGGTTACGAGGTGTTCAGCCCCGCAGAGAACGACGTCGACAACGGCTTCGACCTCGGCAAGATGACCGGCAACGAGGCTCTAACCGATCACGGCTACTCGCTGCGGGAAGCCCTCAAACAAGACCTGTCCTGGATCTGCGACCACGCCGAAGGACTCGCAATCCTTCCAGGATGGGAGAAGTCCAAAGGGGTAGCGGCTGAGATTTCGTTGGCCGTGGCTCTCGGTATCCCGTTCCAATCCGTCGCGGCCTGGGTGTCCGTGACGGAAGAAGCTAAAGATGAGGTGGCAGCATGACCGAAGTACGATCCGTGTCCAGCACAGGCGGGGAGAAGGGAACCAAAGACGAACGGTACGACCTCATCCCTGTCGAAGCCCTCGCAATCGTCGCCCGCCACTACGGCGTAGGAGCCAAGAAATACGCCGCGCACAACTGGCGCCGGGGTTATGAGTGGTCGAAGTCCTACGCGGCCCTTCAACGCCACACGCAGGCGTTCTGGTCCGGGGAAGACATCGACGAGGAAACAGGGTCACCGCACATGGCAGCCGTCGCGTTCCACGCCCTCGCGCTACTCACGTTCATGCAGGAACAGCCAGGCTTTGACGACAGATATAAGACTGGCTCCGCAACTTAGTGCAAGAAGTGTTGACAAGTTGCAGTGTTTTGTCCTACTATCGTTTTAGCCTGAAATACTCATACCCTGGGAAACCCTCGCACACGCGGGGGTTTTCCTTTTGCCGGACGGGGCTTCGCGATGGCCGCTGACATGCACAAACCCACGTTGAACGCCCTCCACCGGTGTGATGCTTGTGGCAGCAGAGCGTATGTGCACGTCATCATCGAAACCGGGCTCAATGACGCCGGCTACCCAGACAGCGGCGAACTCCTGTTCTGCGCACACCACAGCCGTGAACACATGCCCGTCATCAAAGCCCGCTGCAACGTCCTCCACCTGTTGGACGAAACACGGTTCCTTGTAGAGCACATCGTGAAGCCCGAGGCGACCGAACTGAACAGCATCAAACCGTGATGCACCCATAAGCCCCTGTGGTGTGGTGAACGCCTTTTCCTCAGCCGCTCATCTGAGACGTGGCGCATGCCGTAGCGCTGCCACACCACAGGACAAACGCCCCGCGACACGGTCACGTGCAGCGGGTGGGACACGCCAAATCCCGGAACCCACGGAAACGCGGGAAGGCACACAACTGAATAGTGCCTGACGAACATGAGCGTCAGGCACAAGGGGAATTAGCTCAATTGGAAGAGCAACGGTCCTGCAAACCGTCTGTTGCGAGTTCGAGTCTCGCATTCTCCACGCTCCTGCATGGAGGCTGTCCCAGGTTGCCGCTGGGGAAAACCCATCCAATGGATGACGGAACGAGCGAAAGCTCCTGCCAAGGTCGCGAAACGACGCCGGAGGGTCAGCCTAAGAACGAGGCGTCGGTACACGCCTACTCCATGCAGGAACTGTAGTCCCGGAAGCCTCTGATGCCCCTGAAAGGCCTCTCAAGCTGAACGGCGGTGAGCCATCACCGGAGCCACGGACGCGTGGTAAATGGCGGATGCGCGGTAGAGCAACGGTAGCTCACGGGGTTTCATAACCCTCAAGGTCGTCGGTTCGAATCCGACTCGCGCAACGAGGACAGCGAACCCCATCGGTCAACTACACGCACCGCGATGCGAGCAAGTACCTGTCCATCACTATGGCTGCCCGGCCACTTCCGCCTGGAAGGGCCGGGCGGTTCTATAACCCAATGAGCACGGGAGTAAAACCATGAGCAGAAACAAAGGCTGCATGTTCAGCCGCATCATCAACGAAGGCGACCCACAAGACCAGGAAGCCATCCACAACCTGCTCAACTCCACCAAAAGCAACACCGACATCGCACGCGACTTCACCGAAGCCGGACACCCCATGTCCGAACACGCCGTACGACGCCACCGCAAATCAGACTGCTCATGCGGGTGGCTCTAAATGGGTGACCTCGCCAAACGCTTAGCGCCGAAGATAGCGCCCACAGCCGTCCAACAGGTCCGCATCCTGACCCTCGACATTGAGAACTCCCCAAACCTCGCGCACGTCTGGTCACTGTTCAACCAGAACGTGTCCCTGTCCCAGCTACAGGACACAGCCAAAGTCATCAGCGTCGCCGCGAAATGGTACGGGGATAAAGAAGTACTTTTCTACAGCGACCATCACAACGGTCACAAAGAGATGATCCACAAGATCCACGCGCTCGTGTCAGAAGCTGACCTCATCGTCGGCTACAACAGCGCCGGGTTCGACATGAAACACCTCAACCGCGAATTCATCCTCGCCGGCTTGAACCCGCCCGCACCGTACAAGAACGTGGACCTCCTCCAAACGGTCCGTAAGCAGTTCAAGTTCTCGTCAGGGAAACTCGACCACGTAGCCCAACAGCTCGGCCTCGGCAAGAAGACCAGCCACATAGGTCACGAACTCTGGGTCAAATGCATGGCCGGTGACGACAAAGCATGGGACACCATGCGGAAGTACAACATGCAAGACGTGGTACTCACCGAGAAGCTGTACGACCGTTTGCGGGCTTGGATCCCGAACCACCCTCACCTCAGTATGTTCACGGGTGAGGAATGGGGTTGCCCTGTGTGCGGCAACAAGGACCTCTCCAAGTTCCGTGCTGGCACGTCGTACGCGAATGTGCAGCGCTACCGCATGTATCAGTGCACGTGTGGTCACTGGGTTCGCGGTACGAAGAAGCTACAGGACGCCACACAAACCAGGAGCGCTCGGTGAGTGACGCGACGAAGCAGGCTGTGCAGGACGCCATAGCAGCGCACATCGCCGACGAAAACCAATCCAGCGGCAACTCCATCGAGTACCTGACGGACTGGCAACTCGTCGCCGCTGCCGCCATCTCGGACGATGTTGATCACACCTCGTACTGGTTCCTCAGCAACGACGGCATCCCGTACCACAGCCAGCTTGGTTTGCTGCATCGGGCGCTGCAATACGTGGCTGACCGATGAGGCGTTATTGGTTGGTGTTGTACCGGCCCCGCCGCTGGCTCCGCACATGGAGGTAACCGCATGGCGATCTTGCTCACCCTCCACGCCGAGGTAACCGCGCACGGGGTCTGGTGCCCCACATGCGCGTCACCAACCGCTACCACGTTCAAGGTCTACACCCTCTGCGAGCTCGGCGTTTTCCCGCCCACCACCCGCACCCGGTGTCACACATGCAAGAGGGCGACATGATCACAGGTCAGGTAGGGCTCGTGCGCAAATCACGGCACCCCATCTCCCGCATCATCGAATGGGTCACCCGCTGCGACACCTCACACGTCATCATCGCCACCTCCGAGGTCCAATGCATCAGCGCCGAACCCGGAGGCACGAGACGCCGCCTCATCAGCGACTACCCACACGTGACATGGTCCCACTACGTGCTCACCGACCGGCAAGCCCATTTGATCGCAGGTATCGCCGAATACACCATCGGGGTCAGGTACGACTACCTCGCCTGCGCAGCACACGCCCTAGCAGCCATCACCCGCACCGACACGCCCCCACGCGTTCAACGGTGGCTAGCGAACCGGGCACCCACCACCTGCTCCGCCCTCGCCCAAACAGCCATCACCGCCGCAGGCCTCCAAGCCCCACGCCCCTGGCTACCCACACCCAAAGACTGGGCCTTGTTCTACACAACCAAAGGGTGGAACCACACCACATAACCACCGCCGAGCGCATCCAGGAGGTGCCAGTTGGCGACCCGACCACCGGCACTATCCGCCGCGGACAAGGCCTACATCAAAGAAGCCTACGAACGCGGCGACTCACACCGTGACATCGCAGACCACCTCAACAAACCAAAGTCCACTGTTGGGCAATGGATGACACGGAACGGGATGCGGTACGACTCCACGAACCAGAAAGCCGCGATCGAGAAGAACGTCCTGACCGCGCAAGAGCGCATCAGTAACCTCCGCCTTGACGTGATCGGCATTGCCGAGCATGACGCCGCTGAGATACGCGAAGTGCAGCGCGGCAATAAGACTTGGAAGACCGTGCTGCGGGCTATGGCAGGCGCGGAAGAAGTCAGGGAACTCGACTTCATCCCACCCAACGATAAACGCTCCAACGCTTCATCCCTGGCGTCCCACGCGGGCACCATCGCCCGCCTCGCACCCAAGGAAGACGGCAACCAGGCCGCCGAGGTTGATTCCGTCATGGACAAGCTCATCAACGGGCTCGCGCAAGCGTTCAACCCCACCAGCGACGGGCAGCCAGAGTGACCGCGCCCCTGTCCCAGAAGCAAATCAACTCCATCGTCCGGTCCACCCAAATCGTGGACGACATACCCCCGGTGAAGATCAGCCTATGGGTCGGCGCGGTCAGTGCTGGTAAGACCATCGCCAGCCTGTTCGCGTTCCTCATCGCGATCAAGAAAACTGAGGGCACCGGCCTTATCGTCATCATCGGTAAGACCCTGCAAACCATCGAGCGGAACATCCTAGAACCCCTCATGGACGCACGCCTGTACGGGCTCGCTGCGGGCGCGATACAACACACCAAAGGTTCCGGTGTCGCGATCATCCTCGGGAAGACCGTGCACCTTGTGGGCGCGAACGATGCCCGCTCTGAGGAAAAGATCCGCGGGTCCACCATCGAACTCGCCTACGTGGATGAGGCGACCCTGTTGCCAAGGGGTAAGGATAACACCACAGGGTTCTGGGAAATGCTCGTCTCCCGTCTCCGCACACCCAACCCGCCCCGGCTGCTTGCGACCACGAACCCAGGGTCAACGCGGCACTGGCTCCGTACCGAGTGGATCCTGCAAGCCCGCCAAAAGAACATGCAAGTCTTCCACTTCACCATGGACGACAACCCATCGTTGACAGCGGACTACATGCGCGACATGAAAGCGTCCTACTCGGGCGTGTTCTACGACCGCATGATCAAGGGCGAGTGGACGAACGCTGAGGGCGCGATCTACGACATGTGGTCAGCGGACTCGCACATCGTGAAGTACGCCGACCTACCCAGGATGCAACGCATTCTCGGGCTCGGCATCGACTACGGCACCACGAACGCCACCTCCGCTATCCTGCTCGGCCTCGGCGAAGACTACCGCCTCTACGCAATCGACGAGTGGCGGCACGACTCCCGCGCCGACAAGATCAACCTCACCAACGGCGCCATCGTTGAAGGCATCACCAAATGGCTTGACGGGCTCACGCTCCCTGACGGGATGCGCCCGATGCCGGAATGGTTGATCCACGACCCGTCCGCCGCGTCGCTGCGGGTGGAGATGGCGGCGCAGGGCATCGTGAACATGTTCCCAGCGAACAACGAAGTGCTGTACGGCATCCAAACCGTCGCCTCAGTCCTCGACAGCGGCAGGCTGCGGGTGTCAGACAAGTGCACGGGCCTCATCGGTGAAATGTCCGAGTACGCGTGGGACCCGAAGGCAACGGAGAACGGCGAGGACAAGCCACTCAAGGTCAATGACCACTCGGTGGATGCGCTCCGTTACGTGGTCACGTCCACGGAAACGAACTGGCGCCCATACCTGAACCACCCAACAACGTAGGAGGCCGTCATGGCAGCAGCAGGAACCATCGTAGTCAACGCAGAGCTGCACGGATCCGCAGTGCGCCTGCGCGCCCTTGAGCTTGCCATCGAAACCATGGCTGACTTGGCACCGGCTTCTGACTACACGATCTTGGCGCGCGCCAAGGCGTTCGAGCAGTACATTACCGGCGGCTAGTGGTTCAGCCAGTCCTTACGGTCAGGGCATAACGTCTCAACGGCTGCGGTGACGATCGTCTTCGCCTCATCAGGCCGGAACCCGGCATCAGCCCAAGCCTGGGTCGTCTCCGCAGCAGTGTCCTTCGACCCGCACACATCACGGCCTATCTGCACCAGCCCACCATAGGACTTGTCGGACGGCTCACGCACACCAGCTTTCATGCGGGCAATGAACGCGTCTTCGCCCGTAGCGGCGGAACACCCGGCCACGAGCAACAACACCGTGACCACCCCCACAAGTTTCCTCATCCTCGCATCATACCAAGGAGGGCCATCAATGGCTTTGCCCGTCAACGGCGCCGAGTGGCCCCCACGCAACGTCGCACACATCCACGAAGCCTACTCAGTGTGGTCAGCGTGGTACGCGAACGACCCTGGGAGCCTCGGGGCTGTCTACCAGACGCACCCTTCCAGAAAGGGAGTCCTGAACAGGGTAATTGACTGGTTCTGGTCCCCGAAGGCGGGGGACACGGATGCCGGCATGGTGAAACTCCACGTGCCCATCGCGTCAGACCTGTGCCAAGTATCAGCAGATCTACTCTTCTCCGAGCCGCCCACGTTCACCGTGGAAGACGCCAAGGGAAAGAACGCCAAAGCTCAAGAACGGCTAGACCTCATCGCCGGCGCAGGGCTCGACCAAACCCTTGTGGCTGGTGCAGAGGTTTCCGCGGCCCTTGGGGGCGTGTACTACCGTGCCACTTGGGATGACAGTCTCTACGATCATGTGTTCATTACGAAGGTGGACGCTGATGGGGCTATCCCCACGTTCCGGTACGGGCGCCTCATTGGCGTCACGTTCTGGCGTGTCGTCGCCGTTAATGGCTCCCAATATCTCCGCCACCTCGAACGGCATGAACTCAACGCCATCGGTGTCGGCGTGATCGAGCACGGCCTGTACGACGGGTCAGCGACAGACCTTGGCCGACGTATCCCACTGACGGATCACGAAGCCACGGCGTTCCTCGCGACCCGCGTCGATGACCTCTCGCAGATCAACACCGGCTCCCCTGGCCTCGCCGTCGAGTATGTACCGAACATCACCCCTAACCGGAAATGGCGCCTTGACCCAGCCGGAGCGAACCTTGGCCGGTCAGACCTTGACGGCATCGAACCGCTCATGGACGCGCTAGATCGAGTTTATTCGTCCCTCATGCGTGACATCGAACTTGGCAAGGCGCGCCTCGTGGTCCCGTCCTACATGATGACGGACCTCGGCCCAGGTAAGGGCGCAGCGTTCGACAACGACCGGGCGATCATCTCAGAAGTCGTCGCTTCCCCCGGCGCCGGAACTGAATCCAGCTTCAAAATGGAACAGGTCCAGTTTGACATCCGCGTGCAAGATCACCTTGACTCCGCGGCTGCGTTATTCGCCCAGATTATCCGCACCGCGGGTTACAGCTCGCAAACATTCGGCGAAAAGGACACCAGCGGCGGGGACAAGACCGCGACTGAAGTGACCGCGAAGGAACGCCGCTCGTACCTGACCCGTGACCGGAAGATCCGCGCCGCGAAGCCAGCCCTTGAAAGGCTGGCCAAGAAAGCATTGGCTATGGACTCGATCCTGTTCAACACGGGCGCTCCTACCGCCAATGTAACGGTGCAGTTCGCTGACGCCGTCCAGGAATCCCTTGAGTCACTGGCACGTACAGCCGGGATGCTCAAGACCGCCGAGGCCGCATCCATGAAGGTACGGGTCCAGATCGTACATCCCGACTGGGATGAAGAGCAGGTTGACGCTGAGGTGAAGCAGATCATGGCTGAGGCGTCCATCATGCCTGACCCAACGATGTTCGGAACGGTGGTAGACGATGGCGCAACCCCAGCCGGAACCGGTGGACAGCCTACCGGTAACGATCGAGGTAGCATCAGCGGCGCTGGTCAGTAAGTACAACCAAGCTGAACAGGAACTCATCGCAGGGTCAGCGGTCCTCATAGCCCAACACATGGGCGATGACTCACCGCAAGCCCAGCAGACCCTCTACGCTGGCCTGCAAACCCTCGCGCGCAGGATAGCGACTCGGCTAGGCCTTGAGGTTGGCGCCCTTTCCCGTGGCGTCGCTCTTGAGGCCGCACGCCGAGGCAGCACCGCCGCGGTCCGGGAAGTCCGGGAAGCCCTCACGAGCCATCCCCGGTTGCGGGATCGGTACACGCGCAGCAACGGCACGAACGTGACCCCGCACGGACTGAACGCGGCGCAGCACATCGCCGCTGACCTAACCGACCGTCTCACCGCAGCGAACCAACGAATTACCCGGTTCAGCATTGACGCGTACCAAGCTGCCACCGCTAAAGCAGCGATCGGCATGGTTGTCGGCGGCACCCCGCAGCAAGCCCAGCGTGAAGCGTGGCGTGAGCTCACCGATGGGGGCGTGACCGGGTTCCGTGACAGCGCTGGTCGTGACTGGACGCTCTCCACCTACGCGGAAATGGCGACCCGCACCGCGGCCATCCGCGCGTACAACGAATCCCACCAGGACCGCATGACCTCCCTTGGCATTCAGTACTGGACCGTGGCCCCCACCGGGTTCCCCTGCAAACTCTGCCTCCCCTGGGAGGGCAGGATCCTTTCCCGTAAGGGCGCCGGCAGGTACACGGAGGACGACGCGACCGGTAAGGGACGTGTCGCGTTCCAGGTCGCCGGGACGGTGGAGGAAGCCCGTCTTGCCGGTTTGCAGCACCCGAGCTGCAAGCACACCCTCATCGCTTACTTCCCTGGCGTCACGCAACTTGTGACGCGCACCCCGGAGGAAATCGCTGAGGCGACTGAGCGGTTCAAGGAAACCCAGAAACTTCGTCATCTTGAACGGCTTGTCCGTGCCGCTAGGACCGCTGAGCAGGCGGCTTTGACTGACATGGACAGGGCAGCGGCTAGGCGCCGTGCCCGTGAGATACAGGCACGTATCCGTGAGTTCACGGCTGAGACTGGCCTGTTACGCCGTCCCCGCCGCGAACAAGTACCCGATACCCGCAGTACCAAATAACGACAGCCCAGGAGGCTCCCACCATGAGCGACACCCCCGCTACTCCCGCAGCAACACCCGAACCCGCAGCGCCCGCCGCAGCAACCCCGGCACCAGAGGGCACCCCCGCACCCGTAACACCCGCGACGGCACCCGCACCCGAGGTGAAGACCTACGACGAAGCGTTCGTCGAAACCCTCCGCACCGAAAGGCAGCAGGCCGAAGCCGCAGCCGACGCGAAGATCAAAGCCGCGCTCAAAGCCTTGGGCATCAGCGACGAAGCCGAAGACCCCCTCAAAGCAGCGCAGGACGCCGCAGCGACCAACGCCCAGGAACGCGACAACGCACGCGCCACAGCCCGTGACACATCCGCCGAACTCATCGTCTGGCGCAACGCCGCCGAACTCGGCGTAGACCCCGCAGCCGTCACGGACTCCCGCGCGTTCGAACGCGCCATCAAAGACCTCGACCCAGCCGACCCGAAATTCGGTGAAGCAGTCAAGGAAGCGGCAACGAACGCCGCCAAGAACAACCCCAAGCTCAAGGCAGCCGCACCGGCTCCCGGCGCTGGTGGGGCCGATTTTGCCGGTGGAACCGGGGAAACAGTCGGCATTGACGCGAGGATCGCCGCCGCCGAAAAAGCAGGCGACCACGCACTGGCAATCAAGCTGAAACGCCAAAAGGCATACACCAACTAAGCCCCTAAGAAGGAGCCCGCATGTCCGGCATCACCGGTATCGGTACCACATTCAACCTCCCCAACTACCACGGCGAACTGTTCGCCCTGACCCCCGACGAGACGCCGTTCCTGTCCGCCATTGGTGGCTTGACGGGCGGCGGTCAGACCTCGTCCGTTGAGTTCGAATGGCAGACGTACGACCTGCGCGACCCGAACCAGCAGACCCGAGTCCGCGTTGAAGGCGCCCCCGCACCCGGCGCTGAGGGCCGTGTCCGCTCGAACGTCCGCAACGTCGCGCAGATCCACCAGGAAAAGGTATCTGTTTCGTACACGAAGCAGGCCACTTCCGGTCAGGTCGCCACCCCGAGCTCCGCCCCGTACCGTGGCGTTGACGGGTCCAACCCGATCAGCAACGAACTTGACTGGCAGGTTCAGCAGGCCATCAAGTCCATCGCCCTGGACGTGAACTGGTCGTTCATCAACGGCAAGTACGCCAACCCGACCACGAACGCCACCCCGCGCCAGACCCGCGGCCTGCTTGAGGCGATCGTGACGAACAAGTCGGACAAGTCCGGCGTGTCCTACACGGGTGCTACGTCCGCGACGGACACCATCACCGTGACCCACGCACTGTCCAACGGTGACAAGGTCGTGTTCGACAACACCGACGTCGCTACGGGCATCGTCGCGGGCCGCGTGTACTACGTCGTGAACGTCTCCACGACGGTTTCGTTCAAGGTCGCACTGACCGCGGGCGGTACTCCGATCACCCTCGGCACCGCCTCGAACATCGCCCTTCACCGCCCGTCCACCACGGCCCTGGCAGTGGATGACGTGAACACGTTCGTGCAGGGCATTTACGACAACGGTGGCCTCAACGGCATGCCGATGCTTCTGGTGAACTCCACGCAGAAGCTCGCTATCACGAAGGCGTACGCTTCCGCTTACGGTCAGGCTCACGGCCTGATCAACGCCGGCGAGCGTGTCGCTGGTGTCGCGGTTGACCGGATCGTCACCGACTTCGGAGACTTCGGCCTGATGCTGGAACGCAACATGCCGCAGGACTCCATCGCCGCTGTGACCATGGGCCAGCTCCGCCCGGTGTTCCTGAACACCCCCGGTAAGGGCGTGTTCTTCGAGGAAGCCTTGGCTAAGACCGGCGCATCTGATGATGTGCAGATCTACGGCGAGATTGGTCTTGAATACGGTTCCGAGCGGTCTCATGGCCTGCTCAAGGGTCTCAAGGTCTAGCACCCACTTGGAGGGGCAGTAGCTACGGTTGCTGCCCCTCCGCCCGTTGGAAGGCGGCACACATGGTTCTGGTTTATGCAGACACAACCGCCCTCACGGCTTGGACTGGTGGGGCTCCCCCGGCGAACGCTAACCAGTTGCTCCGCTCCGCGTCGCTGCTGATCACGAACGCTACGGTCGCGGCAGTGTATGGCGTGGATGATGCCGGGTTGCCGTCCGAGGCGAAGGTGTTGCAGGCGTTCAAGGATGCCACGTGCGCGCAGGTCGCCTACTGGGTGGCTGCGGGTATTGACCCCACAGCGGGTGGTATCAGTACGGCTGCCCCTGTCAGGGGTAAGAGCCTGGGTTCGGGCAGGGTGGAGTACGACACGGCGGTATCCGGCTCGGTAACCGCTTTCCAAGCTAAGCGCGCAGCAGCCGCCACACTCTGCGCCGAAGCCCACATGATCCTCCACCAAGCAGGCATCACCCCATCAGGGGTGCAGCGTGGGTGACCTTGACGACTTCTACGTGCACACCCTCACCGTCCAGACTCTCACCGGTACGGGCGCGATGGGGGACGTGTTCGCGGATCCTGTGACGGTGCCGGGGTGGTTGGAAGACAAACGCCGCCTCGTCCGGGACAAGAACGGGCAAGAGGTCGTCTCATCCTCCATGTTCGCTTGTGACAACGCGCACCTGCCCAAGTTCGCCCCCGACTCGAAGGTCACCATCGACGGGCGCACCGCGTTCGTCATCGGCGTCGCGAACTACACCTCGGGCGCACTTGACCTCCCGGACCACCTCGAAATCGACCTGACCTAGGAGGCCGCGTGTCGATCGACTGGTCATTCAACCTCGACCTGGACAAAGTCGCCGAAGCCGCGAAAGTCGCCGCCCCACTCGGCGCGGCTAAGGGCATGGAACATGTGCGAGGCGTCGCAGCACCACTAACCCCCGAGGAAACCGGGCGGCTCGTCGGATCCGCAACAGTCACCGTGAACGGCGACGAAGCAACCATCACCTACGACGGACCCTACGCACGCCGGCAACACGAAGAGCTCACATGGCGGCACGAAAAGGGCCAAGCGAAGTACCTCGAACAGCCCATGCACACAGAGAAACCCGTCGTGCTTGAGATCGTCGCTAACGAAGTGAGGAAAGCCCTGTGAGCTTCACAACCGACTTCCTCACCGGCGTCGCCCAACAGTTACACGACGCGGGCATAGGCACATACCGGCCAGACACCCCCTACCTTGCAGGGGAAACCGCGATCGTGTTCAAGGACATGCCCACCGCCCCTAACCGGGCCATCGTCCTCAACACCTACTCCCCCGGCGCGGACGACAACCCCCACGTTCCCGTGTCCCTCATCGCCCTGCAAATCAGGATCCGAGGGAACCCCGGCCAACCCCTCGACCCTGACGGGACTCGCGACCAGGTTTACAACCTGCTCCACGGGCAGGAACACCGCACCTACGGCACCTGCCACGCAAACCAAATCCTGCACCAAAGCACCATCCCGAACGGCAAAGACGACTCCAAACGGTGGGAAGTGTCCATCAACTTCTACGCCGACGTTGACCTGCCACCCACCCTGAACCGACCAGCCCCATAGGAGCACCAATTGTCCAACGACCTCGCCCGGAAATACCGGGTAGACGTATCCACTGACGGCATCACTTGGGTGCAGATCAACGGCGTCAACGACTTCAACCCGAACGTCGCGAACAACGACCAGGACGCCTCCGCGTATGACACGGACGGCTGGTCAGTTTCCGAAACCACGATGAAGTCCTGGACCGCCAGCGTGAAAGCCCTCGTGCGTCGCACCGCTGGTGTCCTCGACGCCGGCCTGTCCCTGTGCAAAGCCACTCAGCTTGTGTTCGGTGACGCTCAGCGCCTGTATGTGCGCTGGTACCTGCGTGACACGGGCAAGGAAGCTTTGCAGGGCCGCGCGATCGTGTCCTACAACCGTTCCAAGACCGGCGTCGCTGACCTTGATGAAGTCACTGTCGAGTTCAAGGGTGACGGTGCACTCGCGGCTGTCGCCGATGTCACGGTAACCACACCCGTTCCGCAGCTCGTCTCCGCAACCCCTTCGGGTGCTGCGCAGAACGCTCTTGTGACGATCACGGGCGCGTACTTCACGGGCGTCACTGGCGCGACTGGTGTGAAGTTCGGCGCGACCAACGCGACCAACTACAGCATCGTGTCCGACGCGGTCATTGTCGCTACCGTCCCCGCTGGTACTGCCGGCGCGGCGAACATCACCGTCACCAACGGCACCGGCGTATCTGCTGCCCTGCCGTACACGCGGGGCAGCTAGCACAAAAGTGCGGGGGTTTCCAGTAGAATATAAGGAGACCCCCGCGCTGCGCTAACAGCCGGGGGCATGACCGACTGATTAGGAGTCGATATGCCTGAGTTTACCGTACCCGTGGAGACTTGGAAGCCAGTCGAAGGCTACGAGTCAAGATACGAAATATCCACTTTAGGACGCATTAGATCCCTCATCAGCAGGAGAGTCCTAAAGGGTAGCACGTCCGGCAGGGGTTATCCCTCGGTAGGGCTGAGCCTGGATGGCGTTGTCACCAAGCGATACCTGCACCATCTAGTTGCAGAGGCTTTCATCGGTCCTCGACCAGAGGGCTCCGATATTTGCCATAACAACGGGGACATCACGGACCCTAGGCTCGTCAATCTTCGGTATGACACCCGCCACGCGAACATGCGGGACTCGATAGCGCATGGCACGCATCGCAGTCTTGAGCGCACCCACTGCACGCATGGTCATGAGCTGACCAGCGAGAACGTCTACCGCATGTGGTACACGTCAGGCGATGGCGGAAGAAAGTACCGCGACCGTTGTAAGACATGCATGAAAGCCAAGAGCAGGCGCGATTATGCGCTTTGGAAGGAACGTCAGGCCGCAATTCGAGCAGCCAACTAGTACATCCACCCACAGACCGGGGCGGGTAGCACGCGATGCTACCCGCCCTTTCCATTCCCTATGAGCAGGAGCACCCTTTGTCTTTCCGCGACTTCACCGACATCGTTGGCCCCATCGTCCTCCCCATCAAGGGGAAGCGGTACACCCTCCCGACCCTGACCATTGAGCAAGGCATCCACCTCCACAAGGTCATGAACCCAGAATCCGAAGAGTCCATGACGGACCCGGAGTTCTACGCATTCCTGCTCGGCGCCGCATTCGATGACATGACCGCCGACGCTGTAAGCCCCGAGGTCATCGCCCGCGCCGCTTTCGTCGCCCTCGCTGACTGGCAGTCCGGTCGGCCCGCCGCGGAACTGATCTGGGAGCAGGGCATCGACCCAAAAGCCCTACAGGCAGCGGTGGAAGTAGCCGAGGCTTTGACCTCGAAAGCTACGGCAGAGGCAGCAAAGACCCCCTCACCGGCGCCTACGAATACTACGAAATCCCGGAAGAAGTAAACACCAACGCCCCCACGTGGGACGCGGTCCTCTCCAAGTGGGATCTGGTCGATTACTCCTTCAACCGGTACCTCGGCATCGACCTTCACGAGGTCATGCAGACCCGGTCCTGGGGATGGTTCGTGCGGCGACTGTCCGGGCTACTAACCGATGACACGACCCTGATTTGTCGCGTCTACCACCAACCAACCCAGGAAGAGGCGCCCGGTGTCTGAGTCAACGAATGTCGGCACGATTGTTGGCAAGCTCAAGATCGATTCGTCGGACTGGAACCGGGAACTCGCGCAAGCCGAAACGAAAGCCCACTCCCTGGGCAGGGCTAACCCGAAGATCCGCATTGAGACGACCGGCACGAAGCAGGCCGTCGCTGAGCTCGCAGCCGTGGAGGTCGCGGAGAATCGCATCACCGCGTCATCTGCCGCCCTTGCCCGCATGCGTGAGCAGTCCCGTGCTGTCATCATCGGGCAGGCGTTGGCTGAGAAGGAATCCATCAAACCCAAGATGGATTTCACCGAGTGGACGCAGCGTTCCACCGAAGCCACAAAAAGTGATACTGGCGCCAAAGAAAAAAACGCGGACTCGAACCGCAAGGTAGACAACACCGCTAAACAAGCTGGCGGGTCCATCCACCTCCTGTACTCCGCCCTTGCGATGCTCGCCCCCGCAGCCGTCCCCATCGCCGGGGTAGCCGTCGCCGGCGCCGCAGCCCTTGGCGCCCTAGGCGTGGCTGGTGTCCTCGCCGTCGTCGGCATCAACGAGGAAATGAAAAAGGGCAGCCCGCTCGGCAACCAGTACGCCGCTGGTGTTGAGCAGATCAAAGACCAGTTCAAGGGACTCGCCGCCACCTCTGCTGAGGGCACGCTGTCCGGGTTCAACCGGTCAGCTAACACCCTGAACACGTACATGCCGTCACTGAACCGGCAGATGGGCGACTTCTCCCGTGTCACGGGCAACGTCGCAGCGAACGGCCTGACGGGCATGCTCGGCATGTTCACCACCCTCGACCCGGTCATGCGGGGATTCGCCGGGTACCTCGGCGACCTGTCCGCCCGGTTCGCGACAATCGGGCAAAGCAACGGGCTCCGCTCCTTCGGTGACTACGCCCTCGCCGTCATGCCGCAGGTCATGGCAACCATCGAAGCTCTTGTGCGTGGCGCCGGCAACCTGATCGCCGCTCTCGCCCCCCTGGGTAGCGTTGGCCTGACAACCCTCAAGGTCATCGGCGACATCCTCGACGGGATCCCCACAGAAGTTCTCACACTGCTGGTGTCTGGCGCGCTTGGCGCCTACGCCGCGTTCGCTACATGGTCAGCGCTCATCCCCATCATCCAGTCGTTCGGGCTCATGCTCAACATGTCCCTCGGCCCCATCGGCCTTGTGGTCGCTGGTGTTGGTGCGCTCATCGGCGTGATGGTCGGTTCGGCTGCTTCCACGAAGGACGCCACCGCGGCGACTATGGGTTACACGGCAGCGTTGCAGCGTGACAATGGCATCATCGCGGAGAACGTCCGTTCCCACACGGCGGAACAGATCGCCAAGTCAAACGCTGCCGACTCGGCTAAGAAGCTCGGCATCAGCCTGGAAACTCTCACCCAGGCGGCGCTTGGGAACAAGGACGCGCAGAACCAAGTCAACAAGGTTCTGGATGACTATGATCGGGCTGCGAAGGACTCGAAGAGCGTCACCGAGGAAATGGGTGGCGTGAACGTTGCCCAGATGCGCATCAACAAGGACGTGCAGGCGTCGGTTAAGTCCGTGCGTGAGGAAATCGGCAACCAGAATAGTGCTCTCAACGAAGCTGTTGAGTTTGAGCGGCGGTTCAACGAGGCGAAGGGGCAGACTGGTACGACGCTTGACGCGCAGAACAGTAAACTCTCTGTTCTTGCTGGCATGTACGGTACGAATGTTGCCTCCCTAGCTAGCGCGCAGGAAGCCGAGCGGAAGACCGCTGACCAGTTGGCGGCTACGACGTTGCAGATGCAGTTGCAGAACGACGCTGGCGGGCTGCTGAAAATGCAGCTGGACGAACTTTCCGGGAAGACCCAGTCTTTTGAGGTAGCCCAAAACGCATTTGAGAAGCAACTCATTTCTTCTACTCAGTCGTTGCTTGCCAACGGCGGGGCACTTGATGGGAACAGCGTCGCCGCGGTTGATAACCGTGGAAACCTGTTGCAGTTGATCCAAGCGGCACAGCGGTCTTCCGAAGCTTTTGGCACGATGACCGGTTCATCGGATCAAGCACGAGCGAAGCTCATTGAACAGCGCAACGCGATTATCGAGAACTCGGTTGCGAATGGCATGAACCGGGACGCCGTGACCCGCTACATTGATGCGGTCATGAAGATCCCGGCGACCAGCCCGGTTACTGAGGTGAAGGTAAACACCGCAATGGCTGAGGCAGCGTTGCAGGCTCTCACTGCAAGGCGCACCGTGCAAATTGACGCGATCGTGAATCGGTCCGAAATGCCTGACTTGAACGGTGAGGTGTCTGGCTCGGGGCGGATGGGGACGTACGCCAGGGGCGGCATGGTGAACTACCTCGCTACTGGCGGGTTCCCCCAGTTCAAACCTGTTGGGACTGACACTGTCCCGGCGATGCTCACCCCCGGAGAGATTGTCATCAAGAAATCCTCTGTGGATTCGATCGGCGCCGGCAAGCTGCTGCACGCGAACGAAACCGGAAGGCTGCCCGAGGGCGGCAACACTTTCATCATCAATGACACGTCCGGGAACCCCACCGCCACGGCATACACCACCGCCCGTGTCCTCGCCGCACGTGCAGTCTAAGGAGGACGGGTGCCTTACCCAAGCCCAATAACGTACCCGTCCCGGCTCCTGTACCCAGGAGTCACAGACCGTGAGTTCAGTCTCTCCCCAATCGCCATAGGGGACTTGCTACTCAACGCGGTCGATGACAACGGCACCCGGTGGGTCGTCCAGAAATTCGAGGGCTGGGGCAGCCCCGCGTCTACTGCACAGTTCACGCAGCGGGCGCGGGGCAACGGCTCCACCTCATCCGAGGCGTTCTACCAAGACCGTGTCATGGTCCTTGAAGGCCTCATCCTGACCGAATCCCCGGAGCTCCTGTCCGCAGCCGTTGACCTGCTCAACGCGTCCGTGACGCTGGAACAGTTCACGATGATCGTCTCCGAAACCGGGTACGTCCGCCACGTCCTCGCGCAACGGCAGGGCGAAGTGATCATTACCCGGTTCAACAACCGGCAGGCCTGGTTCAGCATCCAGGTTGTCGCGACGGACCCCCGGAAGTTCGGGGGTCTCATCTCTGTCTCCACTCCGCTGCCATCAAGCACAGGCGGGTTGACGTACCCGCTGACGTATCCGAAAACGTACACGGGCGTCTCTGAAACCGGCATCATCCAGGTAACGAACACCGGAAACACCCAAGCGCCGGTGTGGCTTCGTGTTGACGGGCCGATCCCGGCAGGCGGCTGGACGGTTACGCATGTGGGGAAGAAACAGGCGCTCACGTTCGCCACGTCCCTCGCGCTGACCACTGGCGAGTTCGTGACTGTGGACATGGACCGCCGCGAAGTGCTCGCCCAAGGGCAAGCCGCCCGCGCCGGATACGTGACCTCACGCGGCTGGTTCAGCCTTGACCCTGGCGTGAATGAAATTGCTTTCAGCGCAGCGAACTACAGCGCCACGGCGCAACTGACCGTGACTACCAAACCAGCATGGAGCTGAGATGACTATTACTTGCCAGCCGATGGACGCCAGCGGAGGCCTCCCAACATACTCGGCTTCGAACGAACGACAAGCAGACGCTGCCCTTTATGGTGGCGGGTCTGGTCTGGCGTTGGGTGCCCGGTCAGGGTTCCGCCCCGGCGCGGGTAACGTGCTGACCGTTTCGTCCACGACGTGGACGCTGACGCCCGGCGCTGCGATCATAACCCCCGGCGCTGCCACAGCCCAGGGTTCTTACCGTTGGTCCTCGGACGCAAACAGCACGGGCGCGATCACGGCGGCTGATGCGACCTACGCCCGCAAGGACATCGTTTACATCCAGGTCAATGACTCGTCCAGCGGTGATGGTTCCGGCGCGCTCACGGCCCCGGTTCTGTACCTTGCCGGCACCCCGTCCGCTACACCTGTTGCCCCTACTTTGCCGGCACGGTCGTTCCTTGTTGGGACGATCACGGTGCCGCAGGTGGGTGGCGGTTCTCCTACGGTTGTGAAGAACCCGGCAGTGTTTGTCGCTGCTGGCGGTATCCAGCCGATTGCCGATCAGGCGGAGCAGGACGGGCTGACCCCGTACAAGGGTATGCGTATCCGACGCATGGACCTCGGCTTTGATGCTGTGTACAACGGCACCCGCTGGGTTGGCGGCACAGGCACAATCGCTAACTTTGGAGATTACTCCAGCTTCGGTTCAGGGTATGACTCTGCCCGGTGGTTTGAGTCTCCTGACGGCATGGTGATGTTGACGGCTATCTTCAAGAACGCCAACGCTAACGTGACGACGGTCCCTTTCGTGAAGTACAAAGTCGGGGCCGTGCCCGCGGCGATAGCCCCTGTTGCCCGTATCGGCGCTGGTGTGGCTGTGGACTCGGCGCATGACTCCCAACCCCTCGGTTACATCGAGTCGAATGGCGACATCCAGTTCTCTGTGAACAGTTCTGGCACGTCAACTGGGAGCTCGTTCTTTGTGGAGTTCAACGTGGTGTGGAGGTCTCAGCCGTGACCATGCCTCAGTGGATTAGTGACATCATCTCGGTGGCTCCCTGGTTGGGGGCCATTTGTTTTGCCATCTTCGCGGTGTGGAAAGTCGGGCCGACCTTCCGCAAGTGGGGCAGGTTCCTTGACCGGGTCGCCGGTGTGCCCGCTGACCCGAAAACGGGGCAGAAGGAAATCCCTGGCTTGTTTGAACGCATGGACCGGCAGGATGAAGCCCTCGCCAACCAGGACAAGGCGCTTGAGGTTATCCGGCACGAGTTGTTCCCGAACTCTGGGAAGTCGTTGCGGGATGCCGTGGACAAGCAGCACAAGCAGCTTGAGGACCACATTGCGGCATGTCCCCCGCAGCAAACCACCATCAACGTGAACCCCGGAGGTACACCGTGAGCATTCTCTATGACTGGGCTGGCAGCGTTATAGGTCAGCCGCTCAACCCTGACGGTCACTACGGTAACCAGTGCGTTGACACCATCGACCACTTCGGAGAGTTCATCTTTGGGGTGCCATGGCAGCAGTGCGTCGGCGGGGTGACAGGCGCTCGAGACCTGCTGGACGTTGCGCCGGACGAGTATTGGGAACGCATCGACTACTACCACGGGTTCGTGCCACAACAGTTCGACGTGCTGGTATACGGCGGCGACAACCTGAACCAGTGGGGGCACACCGCTGTTACGTGGTGGGCGGATCCCAACGCTTCCACTATCAACGTGATCCAGCAAGACGGGTTCGCTTACCCGTGGCAGTTCGTGGACGGCAACTACTACTCCGCGAAACCTGCCCACTACTACACGCTGCATTACAGCCAAGCAGGTACCGGCGCGCTAAAGGGCGTGCTGCGGCCCCGCGCTAACAAGCTCATCGGCGGCGGCGGTTCTGTTGGACCTGCCGGCGAAATTACCCCCACACCCACCCCCGTTACGGAAGAAGTCGATTTCATGACTGACATGCACACTTTCCTCAACACTCCCGCTTTCACTGGCGGGCCGACTATCTCTGAGATGTTCAAGGAGACCCACGAGGTCTACAAGGCGATCTTCAACAACGACGGCACGAACGAGTCGATCCTTGGCGGGTTCTCGATCAGCGGCCTCGACAACCACAACGCGGCGAAGATCCTCGAAGCCGTGGAGGGTCTGACTGCCGAGGTCGCAGAGCTCAAGAAGGACGCCTGATGCTGACTCTTGATTTCTGGCTTGCCGCTGGTGAGCGCGCGGTCAAGACGTTCGCTCAGGTGCTGCTCGGGTTTATGACCACAGGCGCCATCGGCATCACCAACTTGCCATGGAACGAAATGCTTTCCGTCGCCGCTACGGCGTCACTGGCCTCGGTCCTCACATCCATTGTTTCCGGTGTGCGTGACGGTAACCCGTCCGCGACGAACGCCGAGACGACGCCCTCCACTAAGGGCAAGCACGAAGCTGAATAACTGAATCGGAGGGGGTCCGCGTGACTTTGTCTTGGGTTGCCGTGAACGTCAACAACGGCCAAATGATCGCGGACCTCCCCGAACTCACACTCCGGGGCACGTTCGGGTGCACGATGATGCGCTACGAAACGCAGGCCGCGTCCCTGCCTGCCCTGTCCGCCCCGCCGAACTGGCGGCAAGCCACTCGCCCCGGCGCCGTGTGGCTCGTCTGCCTCGACGATGACGGCACCACCCCGCTCTGGGGTGGCATGGTCATCGACCGGGAAACCGACCATACCGGTCAGGTGCAGCTAGCCTTGGCCACACCCGAGGCGTATTTCGACCGGCGATTCGTCGGTGACCGCACCTACACCGGGACCGCGCAAAACCTGATCGCGAAAGACCTCGTCGAGGCGTACGTCAAGACCGCGGCCATGGCTGGTCTCGCTATCCGGGTGCAGGTCGTTGGCAGCAACGGCACACCACGGGACCGCTCCTACAAGGCTGTCGAGGACAAGACGGTGTACTCGGTCCTCGGCGACCTCGCCGGTGTCATCGGCGGGCCTGAGTGGACCGTGGGGTGGGAGAACGTCAACAACCTCATCACGCCTGTGTTTTATGTTGGCAACCGGATTGGGGTGCCTGCGCCGTCTGGGCTGGGACCGGCTGCCCAGTTCTATCTTCCGGGGTCGGTGTCGTCCGCTTCGGTCAAGGAGTCGTACACGTCGCAGCTTGGCGCTAACCGTGTCATCGCCGTGTCATCGGGTGTGGATGATGCCCGCCCTCAGTCGTCGCAGAAGTCCAACACGACGGACCTGCGGCCCGCGTTCGAGTACCGGTGGTCGCCGTCAACTTCGATCACGGACACGGCTACCCTTGACGCGCACGCTGATCGTGCCCTCGCCGCGATGAAAGACGGCGGGCTTGGGCTGGAAATCACCGCGAACCGGGCTGAGGCTCCGAAGCTGGGGCGTGACTGGTCTATCGGTGATGACATCGGCTTTGACCTTATCTCCCCTGCATGGCCTGACGGTATCTATGGTGTGGGCCGCTGCGTCGGGTGGCGCATGGACGCCAACATCATCCAACCACTCATTGACGTAACCGCTATCGGGGGTATCTGATGCCACAGCCTGGACAGCTCGGCGCGCAGTTCGGTGGTGAGGATTGGATCCTTCGGAAGCTCGCCGACTTTGAACGGGCGCTCCGTGAGTACGGTCCGGCGAACATCCTCGCCACGGCTGGCATCAACGTCATCCCTGATGGGGTGATCGTGAATGGGTTGATGCAGTTCAAACGTCCTGACGGGACTGTTGGGGTGTCGGTGGATCCGGCGACTGGCACGTTCGTTGCTTATAACGCTGCTGGCACGTCGCCTGTTGCCCGGTTCGGGACGCTGATCGAAACGGCGCCGACTGAGTACGGTGTTGAGGTGTTGGTTGGGTCTACGTGGGTTCGGTTGGGTAATCAGACGACCACGTGGGCTTCGGTGTCTGGTAAGCCGTCAGTGTTTCCTCCTGATGCGCACACGCACGCGGGTGGGGAGATTACCTCGGCTGTGGCGAACGCTACCAACGCTACGGAGGCGACGCACGCGGCCCAGGCTGACGGGTCACAGTTCGGGTGGACGAACAACGTAGCCGGTACCGAGTTCTACGCAGTGTGGGTTGGCAACGATGGCGGGTACCACCTCGGCAGGAACGTTTCCTCGATCAAGTACAAGGAAAACGTCGTCACCCATGCGATAGACCCTGCCAGCGTTCTGGCTCTACGCCCTGTCCGGTATGACCGCAAAGCCACGTACCGGTACCCGGAAGACGCAGACGGCAACCGCATCATCGGCCCCGAACAAAAATTCGAGGGCGCCAAGAACGAGTACGGGCTCATCGCTGAGGAAGTTGCGCAGACCCTCCCGGAAATCGTCACACGCTACGGCGGGGAAATTGACGGTGTCCGGTACGACCTGTTGGGCGTGGCACTCCTGCCCGTGGTCCAGGCCTTGCAAGAACAGAACGACAAACTTACCGCCTTGGCGCGGGCTCATGGATGGGATATCTGATGGCTCTTAGTGATTGGGTCAATGGTGTCATTGGTGGCACCCCGTTGAACGCGGCTCGTTTGAACGAGCGGGACGGGCTGTTGACTGATGCGCTGGTGCAGCTCGCGCGTAACCCTGACGCCCTGTTTAGTGGGTCGGTGGTGCGTAACGCTGATGGTGCCGCTACTTCGGCTCAGGTCGTGTGGCCTGACGGTGTCGCTGGTGTGTATTCGGGTGTTGCGTCCACGACGTGGCCGGGCGCGATCAACTCGTACACCATCACCCGCGTTGGTACGCCGACCGTGACTTTTGCGCAACCCATGGTGACCCGTGACAGCACGACCGGAGCCATAACAACCCGTCCCGCTATCACCGTCACGGAAGGCTAGCCCCCATGCCTGTCATCCACATTGGGCTGGTCACGCCCCTGCCTGATGGGTCTTTCAGCCCTGCCCGCGGGTTCCTGACGTTCACCCCAACCGCCCGCCGCAAGCTCACGGGCTCCCTTGCCAAGATTGTTCTGCCGGAGCCGGTCAAGGTTGCCCTCAGTGAGAGCGCAACCGATGTGACGCTGGCTGCTACCGGCGCTGGATGGGCGTGGCGGGTTGACGAGTACGTAAGCCCTCCGTGGCAGACGTTCTACGTCTCTGTCCCAGACGTTGGCTCTATTGACTACGCAGACTTGACGCGACTCGATCCTTCCACGCTTGAGCCGGGGCCTGCCCTAAGTCCCGCGTGGGTGATGTCCCAAAACATGGCCCTCGCCGCTACGCCGGAAGTTCTCATGGTTGGCGCGATCACCCGCGACACGAACGGCGCTCCCTTGTCTGCCGATGTCATGTGGCCTGACGGGGTGACTGGCACCTTCGCGGGGACGCCATCCGCCACGTTCCCTGGAGTGGTTGATTCCTACATCCTGACTCACGGTGCGGACACGTACACGCAGCCGTTGGTTACCCGTAACGCATCCGGCGAGATAACCGCCAAGCCCGCTATCACTCTCGCCTAA